TATTACCTTTATCTAATCTAAATGTACCAGCAGTATTAGTAGCTGTTGGTTGATAAACAGTATAATCTTCTTGATTAGAAAATCTTATAAACATTGGATCTTGTGTTCCTGGAGAACCAATTGTTGTTTCTGTTCCAAAATGAAATAAATGTCTATCTCTATCTGATACCTGTGTTAATATTGTTTTAGTAGGAGCTCCTGTCATAACAGTTGCTCTAGTATTTCTAGCACCAATGGCTCCTGCATCCCAAGTATAGGTTTTACCATTGTGAATAGTTGCAACTAATATTTGACCAAAGTTATCAAGACTCCAGAGGCCTGGATTTAATATCACATCAGAAACAGTTCTAGCTGTTCCCCAAGTTGAATCTCCAAATAAATATGTACCCCAACCATAACCAGGAGTTTGAAAAGCTGGTCCTATTGTTATGTATGGATTTACAGATACTGATCCTTGAGCCGACATTCCTGAACCTGTTTCATTTGATGCCATAGTAACTGTAAATGAATTTGCATTTGGAACTGTAATTACTTCATAAGCAATGTTATTAAAATCAGCTGTTGTATATCCTGTCTCTCCTCCACCAGGTAATGATGTAGAACTAAATGTAAAGTAATCTCCAACTTCTAATAAATGAGATGTTTTGTTAACCGTTAATGTTGCTGAACCTGTTGTTGATGAAAATGTACAAGATGTAATAGCTGTTTCTAATGGAGTAATATCATAGAATGCATCTCCATAGAACAAAAATAAACCTTTATTTGTTCCAATGGCTGCATATTTTTCACCGCTAATAGCTGTCCAGGTATGTTGAGCTCTAGCTACTCCAGGAAGTGTTTCATTAGCAATAGTTAATTGTCTCCAACCACCTATTTTTTCAGGAAGACCGTATCTAAAACGAACAAAGTCTCCATCTACCCATTGTGCTTCTGCTCCTGATGCCGTAGCTTGTTTATTAAAACCTGGTTTAAAATTAAGTTTTTGTAACATGGTAATTTATTATATATTGGGATTTATCTAAAATCTACCTAAAAGTAGCCACCAATACAATCCGCTCTCCCTTAGTTGGGAAATAATGAAAGTGAGGTTTATTTTCAAAACAAATGCCTCTAAATTGAGCAGGTTCTATTTCATACCTCTCTTTTTTATCTAGTATAACTGTTTTTGCAGTTTTGTCTATTGGATCATTTAGATAGATAATAATTTGTTTATGGGGAAAATCGTGATCCTGATGTACGGGAGTTTGTTCAAACCCATTATTATAGGTAAGATTAACACACATCCTAAGAATTTCTTTATATTTAATCTTATGCTTTGAGGTAAATTCAGAAATCATATTAACACAATCCTGATAACAGTCAGAGTTAATTAAACCATCCTCTCTTTTTTTTATAACGTGAGCTAAAAACGGGTATTTATCTTTTGAATTAATAATTAAATCATCTCCATAATAATATGGAAAACCTACATTTAAAAAAGATTGTTTTATATAATTCTTACTTAAATCACTTAAAAAATCATCATCTTTAATAAAAAACATTATATACCTCCAAAATTAAAAGCTATAGATATTCTATCTTCATTTGAACTGTTGGGTGTTACTTCGTGTTTTAACCAAGCAGGAAATAGATACAGCATACTTTCTTCTGGTTCAAATCTCCATACTTGTGAATTGTTTGAATTAAAATTATTTACTTTTAACGGAAAAAATCTAATTAAAGCATCATTAGTAAAAACTAATTTACCAGAATCTTTAGGTACTTTTATATAAAATACCCCTGACACAATAGAGTGTGGATGATCGTGCAATGTATTTGAATTTCCTTTTTTATTTATATTTAACCACATATTTGACAATTTAACTTTTTGACAATCTAGCAATTTACAGTATTCATTTGCATATTCTTCTATAACTTTAATAAATTCTTTATCTTTACAATTAATTTGAAACTGATCCCCACCTAAATTACTTAAGTAGTTTTTATTAGTCTTGATTAAATTTTTTTGTAATCTTTTTAAATCTAAATCTAATTTAGTATAGAAAATAGTTTGTTTAAATATATCTATCCATTGCATAACTTATTTTTTTAAATAAGCAGGTAAACCTAAACATTCTCTACGATCATAAATATTTTCTAACGCTTCTGGTTTACTAGCATCTGTATAATGTAAAAAAACTTGAGCACATACTTCTCCATTAAAAGGTTCTCGCCAATGCTCTTGTACACTACCTTTATAAATAAGTAGATCTCCTGGCCCCAACATTACTTTTATTTCCTTTTGTTTATTAGATGGTTTTAAATATATTGGCCACATATCACCACCTAAACTAATTGTTGTTGAGATTTCACAAGAATATCTATCTTTATGTCTCTCTAAAACATCCCCATATTTATATACTCTCATATAAGCATAATTTGGGTATAATGTTAAACCAGTATGTTTTTCCATTTCACCGTGATATCTTAATAATAAAGTTTCCATAGCAACATCACCATATATAGAGAAAGTATTTGGTACTTGTATGTCGTTATAAATACCGTGAATTTTTTCAAATGGAGATATATATTTTGTTTTTAATAATACATTTAATGTATTTCTTTTCATTAAAGAATAATTATATAGAAAAGTAGCAAGTTCTTTTTCGACTAGACCTTTTACAATTACATAGCCTTGTTTATCAAATTTATTCATATTCTATATTTCCGCTTACTATTGTTCTTACATTATCATTATTTGCTTTTACTTCGTGAGGTATTGTACTATGAAAGACTATTAATTTACCAGTCTTAGCAGTAACTTCTATTGCTTCTGTACTTACATATGGATGACCTACATTATAAAAAAAAGTAGATGCAGAATCTTTTGTTGTTTTTAAAAAATAAATAAACGAAAAAATAGAAGTTTTTGGTGTGTGTATATGTAAACTATGGTGCTCTCCTTTTAAATATTTTTGAACCCACATATTAATTATTTTATAATTTTTAAAACCGTGTCCGTTACCTATTTCTAAAAATTTAGGCGATAGAATTTCATTTGTATTTTTTATAAATTTTGGGTTATCGTGTTTAACATCAAAATTATTATGCTGTTCTTTTCCTTTTAATAATTTAATTTTATTAATTTCCTTTAGATAAGATGATGGTACTTTTATATTATCTATATAAATAGGTTGTATAAATCCTGTTTGATGCATTAAATATATGGCCTTCCTAGGTTCCAAATAACTAAACTATATCTTGTTCCTTTAGTTACAGGCATTACTCTGTGCCAGATAAAAGATGGAAACACTACAATAGAACCTTTTGGTAATATTTCTTCACAAGTAATAAAATTTTTATTAGATACTTTATCCGCATCTCTATAATCAAACTGTAATCTTCCCCCTTCGTAATCATTAGGATCAGATAAAGAACAAGTAACAGATAGTTTTCTTATAGTACCATTTTTGTATGGTTCTATATTTTCATCAAAATGCCAATCATAAAACTGATTTATCTTATATTTTGTAAATTGAGCTGTTTCACATCCTTCTAATTGAAAGTTCCAACCAGCACTTTTATTAGCTTCATTGACAAAAGGAAGTACTTCTTTCATAATCCAAGGGTCGTCTAACCAAGATACATTTGATGTTCTTTTTTTATTAAAGAATTTTTTTGTTTTTTTATCTAATGTTTTAAAGTTTGAATTATTAATATTACCAACAAAACCAATTTCTTCTCTTTGTTGATTGCCATAGGCAACTACTTCATCACAAAATTTATCTGACAAAGCTTTTTGAAAATACCAATATTTATATTTTAAATTCATTAATGACCAAATTCTACCCAACCCGTTAATATGTATTTACTTTCTTTTAAAGGTGGGTTTCCTCTATGAACGTGAGTGTAACTACAAGGAAATAAAATTAACTTATTTTCTACTGGTTTTATTCTTTTACTTTGATAAAGAAATTCTGTTTCACCGCCATCTTTAACAGAGTTTAAATATAAAATAAAAACTGCAATTCTATTATTACTTTTTGCTGATCCTGATTCACAATGCCAAACGTGATAACCTTCTTTAGGATTTGTTTTCTGCAACTTTACATCTTGTATTGTATGTCTTTCATAATCGTTTAAGATACTAAATCTTTTTGTATACTCAGGATAAATCTCATTAAAAAATACATTAGTAACATCAGAAACATTATAATTTACATTAAAAGATTTTAATACATTTTTGTTTTTAAGATTTCCTACTAAATCAAATGCATTATCTTTTTTAATAGTTTCTGGAGTAGGTCTTTCTAAAGTTAAATTATTTTTTTCCATTTCATCAAAAAAATTTACATATCTTTTACATAAATCATTTGGAAAATAATTATTAAAAATACCTATATGGTCATCAGTTATTTGATAATTTTTATTTTTCATTATTGTCCTTAAATGTCATATTTAACGAAAACCTATATGTAGGTGCATCTATAGTTGATGGTCTTATTAAATGTGGAATAGATGCGTCAAATACAACTACTCTATTAGGTTTGCATTGCACAATATTTGATATATTTTTCCTATCATTATTTAAAAACAAAGTATCTGCTCCCCATTCTAAATCCCATTTTAAATTTGCATAATATAAAAAACTCCATTTAGTATAATCTCCAGCATCATCGTGCGGATGAAAAGAACCGTTTTGACTAATAGCATTTACCAATGCTCTTTGCATTGAATCAATATTAATATTAAATTTTTCTTTTATATTTTTTGGTAAAGCTCTTATTATTCCCATCCTATCAATATCTCCTTTTGAAAATCCTGCTCCAAAGGTTTTATTTTGAGAATACTCCATACTATTACTATCGTTCATATTTATTTTAAAATAAGAATTTATGATAAAAGTATAAAATTTTTGCGTGTAGTGTGAATCAAATACGTTATCAAATATATGTACTTGTTTTTCTTCTACTTTAAATGATGCCATTTAATTACGTAATGTGTTAATATTTTTTTATCTATATTCTTACTAAAATAAAAACTTACATCACTGTTAAAAACAACACATTTACCTTTTTCAATAGGTATTTCCCAAGAAAGATTTCTATATTTATGATCATTAAATTCTAACACTAATTTATTACTAGCATCATCCATAAAATAAATAGAAGTAAAGTCGGGTGTATTTTTAGGAGAAAAAAAATCTATATGCTTACGTTTTAGCGTTATTTCATTATGGTCTTGTTTTAAAAGATGTTCGCTTAATTGCTCTATATTTATTTCGTGATAAGCATCCATTTCATTTTTAATAAACCAACTAAGCCAACTAGTATGTTTATTAAATGAACAAGGATATTCTCCATAGTCATCTATTTTATCGGAGTGCTCTGCAATTTGTTTAATAGAAAATTTTTTAATTTCTTCATTATTGATACCTGATAGATCAGGAACCATTTTAACAAATAATGCTGTTTCGCTTAATGTAACTTTTTTCATACTGTATAATTTTTAAAATTATACAATACTTTTTAGTTATTTTCAACTACCCAGTTTGTAATATTTTCGTCCCAAAGAAGACGTTGAGTTTGTGGATCCCAAGTAGGTTCTGGAACAGGTGCTTCCCATAGACCTGTATCAGAATTATATACCCAAGATGGAAATGTTTGTTTATCTTTAAATACATCTAAATCAGGATCATAACTTCCACCAATACCTGCTGGAATTTTTCTAGTTCCATCAATATAAGATTCTTTCCAATTAGTCCAACCGTGGTGGTGTTGTAAATGAGCAATACCTGCTGCTTCATCAGTAGCTACAGAATCATCTACTGCTAGAACATCTATTACTATATTATTATCGTCTAATTTTGCAAATTGTTTCATAATCTATTGAAATTGATACCTTATAATTACAACTCCTGTACCGCCTGGAGCTGGGTTTCTTGGCCCTGATCCGCCGCCACCGCCGCCGCCAAGTCCGCTTGTTCCAGCTGATGCTGGTGAGTTATCTTGGGCTCCGTAGCCTCCGCCTCCTGATCCTCCAACGCCGACTCCATATCCCGATCCGCCGCCACCGCCGCCGTAAATATTTCCTAATGGGTTTCCTGGATAAATTGCAACAGTTCTTCCTGGGCCTCCTGGGCCGTGACCTGATGGAGAACCTGCACCGTTGGCTCCTCCGCCACCGCCGCCTTCATTTGAATTTCTATTTCCTCCTGGATATCCTTCTACTGGAGAATAACCACCTTGATTTCCTGATCCACCCGAACCTGTTGGGCCTCCTCCGCCCCCAGATCCTCCTGGGCCAGCAGTTGCTGGGGATTGACCTCCGCCGTATCCACCACCTGTAGCACTAACGCTTGAGAAAGTACTGTTTCCGCCTTTTTGTCCTGGATTGTTTCCTCCTGGAAAATTTCCACCATTACCTACTGTAACTGGATAACTTGTTGCTGAAACTGGAAAACCACCTGTACCTGGATTAGGAAAGCTATCTCTAACTCCTCCCGCTCCTCCAGCTCCTCCAAAATAACGGCCTCCGCCTCCTCCGCCTGCTACTACTAAATAGTCAACTGAGTTTGAACCTGATTCTCCGCCAGCATCTGTAACTTCAAAAGTTCCTGGGCTATTAAAAATATGAATTTTGTAGTCACCATCTTCTACGA